AAGTTGGTCTTTTATTTTTGTCGTTATTTCGTAGACTTGTTTCATTTCTTATTGATCATTTTCTTTTCCAATTCGTTTTTTTCTTTTTCAAATGTCAAATACATAAGACATTGATGAACGTTCATTCTTGTTACGGTGTCGAACCGGGTAATGTCCCCCGAAGCAAGTCCGTAAATGCTTGAATACCATCCATATTTTGCCCCAAAATTTGCGCTTGCTGATCCGTCATGTCCTGATCCACTAAATAATTCGGGATAAGATTCAGCAATTCGATTCCGATATGATAAAAAAAAACCTTTGCACCCATGACAACATTCAAAGGAAGGTTTCGCATTTCAATGTGATTATCCGTTCCTTCATAATCTTCAATTAAATATTTGCCATTCTTTGAAAATTTTGTCGGACGATACAAAACGCACATTGCGCGATCCATTGTTTCCCAATCATGGAAGTAATTATCAAGATCGACATACTCGCCGAGTGTCATGTCATCAAGGTTTGGAATAAAACCGTATTTGACGCCGTTTAAACTGATTTCCGGGATTAATTTACATTCTTGGGTGAATATGGTCTGAAGATGGTTTGTGATCTTTGTAATGTCCGAAAAACGAATGTCGGCAATATCTTTTAAATTTGCGTTGCAAAATATTTCAACCATCTTTTGAAGTGCAAATGAATTCTTTGTTTCGTCATCGAATTCAAGTTTTAAAAACTTCATATATTGACCAAGTGTGATTTCACTTAAATCTTCGGGAACATTTAATTTCACTTTCATATTATAATAATAAAAAAGTGTCCTTTATGTATAAAAAGAAACGACCTCAATTAAGAAGCCGTTCCATAACAAAACAAATGAAAAAAAGTGTCATGCGATTAACTCATGACGGGATCGATATATTTCTTCAATCTTGTCGGAAAGTTCTTGTGTGTTTTGTCGGAACTCCATTGTTCCAAACTTTACGATCGTTCCATTGATTTCAAGATTGAGTTTTACTTTATGTCCTCCGCGGATCATTCCGATGTTTGTCGGTTTTTGATGAACGAAGATGTCGTTGTTCCAACACGTGTCCAAAACCTTCCAATATTCTATTTTACCCATTCCCGTAAATATTTAGCGGATACTTCAAGAACTTCGGATTCCCAAAACCAAACCATTGTTTCCAACATGAATATCATGAAGACATAAGATAAGCAAAAAAATAAGATTCCTTGAGATATTAATTTAATAAGATTTTTACGGTTTTCTTTGGATGTGATCTTCTTGACCATTATCCATTCAACTTTGTTATTTTCCATTATTTAATTTTTTTAAAATTACAAGCAAATTCGTGTGTGTATTCTTCGAAGTTCAACAAGGTTCGTATTTCCCTTTCTTCCAACACTTCGCCGTCAAACACTTCAGTCATCCCGGTGACATCATATCCAATTTCATCTTCGAAAATGGCAACATTAATTTCGGGTTCTCTTATAACGTGATATAATTCCCCGTCGTATTTGTAAAGTTCTTTTGTAAATTTATTCATGATTATTGAATTGAAATGAATGTGCCGTTGAAGATTCTTGTTTTAAAATCTTTTTGTGATAACCCAACGGATTTTGATAATGTACGAAAACGATTCTTGTCTTGATCTTGAATCTTGTGTTCGTGTGTCAATTCAAATTGTGAATTAGTGATTCCGAATTCGTTTTGCAACCAAATGGATATTGTGCTGACCCATTCGTTTCCGTCGAATTGTTCTTCATTCATAATGTCGGTGATAATTGTTTTCATGTTCTTTGTTTGTTAATAATATTCAAATGTAAACAAAATAATTGAATAATGAACAATTTCTTTTAATAAATGTAATATTTTCCTTTGTTGGGGTTTTCAAGTTCCATCATTAACGCATATCGTGCGGAATCGATTGCGTGATCCCCGGATAAGGGATTTGGTTTCTGTATTTTGTTTCCGACCTTGTCAGTTGCCCAAACATATCCGTTCAGTTCAGAAATAAGATTCTTTGATCTTGATGTGACGAATATCTTGTTTTGGTTTATTAAGTTGATGCCGTAGATTATCGAATCACGTCCTTTGGTAACCGGGTTGATTGTGTGACCATACGATTGCAATTCGGCGATTGATTTTGGTTCGGCTGAATCCGCCCACAACTGACCCTTAATATTGTTGTTTTGTAAATATTGGGATATATTGGAATTAAGCATTCCTTTTTGATACAACACTTCGTCGAATATATAACCCCCGTCAATCTTGTACAATGCCACACAACTTGTTTCATCAATTGAGTAACCCCAATCCAAGCCGTGACAAAGAAGTCTTGCGTCTTCCGGAAGTTTTGACATTTCAATCCAATCCGGAATAACCACGTCGGACAATCTTCCGATTTTACCTTCTAAATAAACATTTACAAAATTCTTCCAATATTCGGATGTTTTTGCCTTTTCCCTTGCGATATTAAATTCATCAAGGATTGTGTCAGGAAGTGTGTCGTTGTCTTTGTATGTTACCGTTATAAAATCCACGTCGTCCCTTGGAACAAGTTCACGATCCGCCCAAAACAATTGCGACGGGTTATAATCCAACCATATTGTCGAAGACGTTCTTATTGCGTATTGATTAAACGCTTCGAAGTCAATTCCGACGTTGCACTCATTCACAAACAAATGTGATCGACGCGCCCCACGTGTTCGATCCGGATTTTCATTTGAAAAGAATTCGATTGTTGACCCGGTTGAAAATGTGTATTTTAATGTCGTTTGATTCCAACGTGAATCACGCCAACGTCCGATGCCCTTCATTATCAATTTAAAGTCCCTTACAGGCCCCCTTTTCAACATTGGGTATGTTGCTGCCACAACGGACATTTCGAACCCCTTATTCGGCTTCATACATTCGTTGATCATTACCGTAAGAATACAAATTGTTTTTCCCGCAGCCGATCCCCCACGAATTAAACGAATACGTTTATCGAGTTTGAATATTTTGTCAAATGCTTGTGTGCGTTTTATTTCCAAATTAGAATCACGAAATGGGAATGGTTAGTCCATTTCAATGATGAATGGAACATCTTGATCAAGATTGATGTCCTTGGTTTCTTTGGGTTTACCGTATCGGTATTCATGGAATAATTTGACGTATCGGAAATCTTTCTTTTCAATGCCGTCTTTTAATGCTTCGAATGCCATGTCATCCAATGGGGACAATCGTTCAATAAGTTCGATTTCTTCCGCCTTGGGTTTACGTCCCGCGAATCCTTTTGTTGAATGTCCACCGTTATTTTTCCGACCGTCCATGAATTAATATAAATTAATTATTTAATTATATAATAAAAAAAATCATTTCTTGTTAAATGCCACAATATCCCGAATCACATTCATTGAAGTCATCTTCGAACATATTTATTTGTTTAAAACTGTTTTTTATCTGTTCGTATGTGACGCCATTCTTAAATGTTCTTACATTGTAGCCGGTTTCTTGTTCTGCATTTATAAACCATTGAAATTTGTTTGGATTTTTGTCGGACATTAATTTCAACAATACTTCATTACGATGAAAGCAACCAATACAATTGTTCATGTAAGCAAAACGTACATTTTTGTCATTCCAATATTCTTCAACATTGTCTTTAAATATTTTGTCATCAATTAATGGGAACACGGGTTTTTGCCAACCAATTTCCGCCCACTTATTTTGTGACTTTCTTTTCCCGACAATTGTTTTGTGGGTCAACAATCCTTCTTCATTTAAACGATCATTCATTTTCTTTGCCCTTCGCATTTCATTTGCGCGATATCCGATTCGTGTTTCAATTGGTTCTTTTATGTTTTGATGCCACCAATTAAATATTGGATTGAGTTTCATTTCTGTCGTGCAAAATCTTTGTGTGACATTTGGAAGGTATTTTTTTCCGTTCCTTAAAATAATTTCATCAAATGTTTTTCCGCTTACCCAAGTTATTTCCCTTCCGATGTATTGTTCAAGATCAATCATTGTATAAATGATCATGTCGTCTTCTGCGGTTGCAATGAATGGTTGTTGTATTTTGTCTTCAACCATTTGTCGGATTTTCTTGTCCGGGAATCTGCAATTCTTATCTTCAATCCTTACAAGTGCAAAAACATCATAATCCGCGGGATAATGTGCCGCGATATAAGAAGACGTTTTCCCACCCGATAATGAATTCACGGTTTTCATTTATTGTACAACTTATAAATCTTATTTGCGACTGCTTCAACCACATTGACCGTGACTGCATTCCCGCACATTTTGTAACGTTGTGAATCACTTATTTCACCGTTTGTGCCGTACTTTGTCCAATTATCTGGAAACCCTTGAAGTCGTTCACATTCAATTGGTGTTAATCTTCTTATTTTTGGTGTTTTAAGATATGTCGGATCATTAAGTGTCAATGTTGGTGATATATTATTT